CAAACTCTATCTTTGCCCCTGATGGGAATCGCCACTCTTTTTCTTGTTCTCTCCATTTTGCATTAGGAAATGCTTTTGAGTATAATAGTTGAGACTTTTGAATTAAGTCTCTTAACTCAGGCATTGTCCTCCTCACTAGGAGTGCCCTGTGATTTGCATATGTACAATAGCGAAGCGGGTCTACTAACATCGCATATGATTTACCACCGCCTCGTGCTCCACCATAAAAAACTTCTCTTTCAGAAGCTGCAAGAAATTGTGTCTGTGGGCCTGAATTAGGCTTAAAGATAACTTCTTGGTTTTGCACATGCTCTTGTACGTTCTTAGGTGCACTCTCGATTATGTCTTCGGTAAGTAATTGAGTCTCTTTACCAGTCAGAGCTTTGTCTATAGTTAACAATTTCTTCTTGGTATTTTCTGCTGACATCTTAGCAGAACGTAGAGTCTGTTCTGCCTTTGCAACTTTCTTACGAGTGCGAGCTAGTATCTGTTTAACTGACTTCTTGGCTTTCTGTTGAACTATTTTCTTCGGTTTCGGTGGTGCTATTTTTTGCGAGTCTTTTTCTAAGTCCGACATGTGATATGTATCTTCCTGTTTTTCTATGTAGCCATTGGGCAGTCTCTCTTAGTGAACAAGTCTTTGAATATTCTCTTGCCTGACTAAGAGCATCTAATTCTTCTCTTACAGGCTCTAGATATTGTGGATCTTCGGCCTGTTTAAAACCAAAAGGTATGGTTCTAGCTTTCTTTTTTATCTTTATCGGTTCCATCTTTTGGTGGTAATATAAATATTCCGTGTAGAGCTTTCATATTGATATCTAATTGATCTCTTTTTGTGATACCAACCCTATCTAATAGTGAATTAGCTGCTGCTAGACGAATACTTGCCTGTGGTGTAGTGCCGTCTTCATCTAGTAAGGAGGTTAACCTAGTGGCAGCTTTCGCAGAGTGGGTTGATAAGTGGGTTTCCGCCAGCTCTGTAATCTCTTTTTTTAAATTCCGTACAACTTTAGGATAGCTATGCTCTGAATAACCTGCTATCCTTGCTGCCTCTCGTGGATTTCCCTGAGCTTCTGTAAAAAGTGCGTCTAGGAACTTCTCCTGCATATCTGTTAAGTTTCTTTTTTGAGTTTTCGTTATAGAAGAATCCATTATTTGCGTTTATTAGCTCCATTATCTCCTTAAAAGGAAGTTGTTTTACTTTGTTTATGTCTAGATCTAGCATAATTAGTATATTATTCGTGATGACCCTTTTTGTTCTACTGAATCCTCGTGTATATATGTCCTTTGAATAATATATAGGTTCTATTATAGTGATGATTACCGATTTTGTCAACAGATTTTTCAGGTTAAATTTCATATGCGACATTATGGTCATAGACAAATGTGGATGTGAGGTGTATAATGTTATTAGGCACTGCCAGGGGGGTCTAACATGTATACTATAGGGGATTTTACAGCTACCCCCTAGGGTATACCCTAGTACATTTACTAGAATATTCCCTTGCCCCCCGATGGTTAACAGGGATACCTCAGATTTTCTGGTAATGGCATATATACTATATACACACCCCCCGTTACCCCTCGCATACCCCTAGGGTTTACCTTGGTTCTAGCTTAGTTTTTTATTTGTAGTACCTAGGGGGTTCCCTTGGGTGTAACTTGGTTGACACCTCAGATAATTTCTTAGCACTTGATTTTTCGTAACTATAACCCCCCTTGGAAACTACTTGGAATTATAATTGGATATAAAAAAAAACACCCCCTAGGGTTATCCTAAGGGGTGTTGAGAGGGAATTTAATTAATTCTTAACTGAGTTTAAATCGTTCTCGAAGTTTTGAACTTCAATTTCATCAAGTCTTTTACTAATATCTTGCTCGTATGTTTTAACCTTGCTTTGTAATACTTTGTTTTCTTTTTGCAAATTTTCAATAATTGTATTTGTGTTAATTACTTCAATTTCATCAATAGCTTTTTTAGCAAGTGTAGCATTTTTAGTAATATTTAATTCATCTAAGTCATATAGACCTTGTTCAATATCTTCTGCTTTTTTGCCATTAGCCTTATCAATAGCTTTTAAAAAAGTTGATTTGTTGAAATTGGAATTTTCTTTTTTAAAAAAATCACAAAACAAAGATAATAGTTTTTCATCATCATATTTATGCAAATTATTTTGATAAGATGTTCCTAGAATATTTGCAATAGCTTGAAAGTGTTTTTTTGATATAGTCATATTTTTTATTCCTTTTTTATTGGTTAATATAATTTTATTCTCAATAATTTTAAGGCTAATTTTGGGCACAAAAAACCCCCAATTAAGGGGGTTCTCTGTTGTTTGTTATTACTAATTAAACAGCAATCTTAAATTGCTTATTAAAAGAGCCTTTTAATTCCTCGATTGTGTTTCCTTTTAATTCAACACTCGTTGCATTATCAACAACCCATGAGCCATATAAATCTTTTACTACGCCCCCCTTAGATTGTTTTCTAGCTGTCTCAACTATTTCTTCTAATATGTTTCCATAATTAGTCAAAGTTCTTAAATGGTTTTCAACTTTTAAGATTGCGTCTAAGCCGTTGTTATCATCTAAGTATGTTAATTGAGAACAAATAGAAGACATCATTTTATTTGCTTTGTCTTCTGTATATTCCCCCTTGATAACTTCGTCAGTTGTAGCTTCAAGGTCTTCGCTTTGTTCTGTTGTTGTAATGCTTCGATCAATAGAAATATTAAACATATATTTTTGAGTTAATTTCTCTAATAAACTGAAATTACAATCAA